TTTACCTGTACAATACCATCACCTTCAACAATTACCCAATGTTCTTCACGATGTTTATGATACTGCAAAGAGAACCGTTCGTAGGGATGTACAACGATTCTCTTAACTTTATAAGTTGGTTCATCTAGGAGAACTTCATAAGTTCCCCACGGTTTCTTCACTATCATTTTTTGCGTAAGCAGCGACCTCTGGATCTGGGTCTAACCATTTTGTATATTCAAAGTCTTCAATAACATAATCCAGTTGAACTGAATTGTCAAGAAGATACATATCTCTATATCGTTGTGTCCAGTCGTGGAACTTCTGGATACGATAATCAGGATGGCCGTTCTCTAAAAGATTGTCCATCTCAATATATCTATAAGGGAATTTTTCGAGGATTACGTTCATAGCTTGTTCGGTTACTCCTCTATTATAAAATAGTCACACTGGTAAGTCAATGTGACAATCAATAAAGTGTCTATATTCTTTCGATTACTGTAAGTCCGTTATTGTTTGTGCGGTGTGTCTTGAAACGCCATACATCTGGATTGTCAATCAAGTAATGTATAATCGCAGGCAATAAACCATTACTACCAACACGACCCATAAACTCTTCACTTCGAGTTCCATAAGTCTGAGTATCATGAAAGGCAATATACTTCTTAACTTTTGGTGCATGTTTTTTCAATTCTGCAAAGAGTTGATCATAACAATGCCAAGTATCTATGAAAAGAAGATCCGTCTCATCTATCTCAGTTTCTAATACGTTTGCTTCGATATATTTTGCATCCTTTCCTTCTTTCTGTGCAAGTTCAAATAGTTGAGATACATATCCATCTAGAAATAAGTCATATGCACGAAGAGTTACATCTGATGCCAGAAATGCACGAGTGCTGACACCTGTGCGTGTTCCCATTTCTGTCACATGATCTACTTCATCTGCAAGAGATTTTAATACTTCGATATGTTCATTAATATCAGAAGGTGTATCACGAGCGATACGATATTCCTGATCGAATACGAGTGTGGTCATAATTACTTTCGATTAACCACATTATAACATTATTTGATTAGGTTGTCAATTTAACTCGGTTTTGTTGGCCAAGTAATATCCCACGGATTTGATTGAGTTGTTATATCTCTCAAAGCCTGCCGATAGGTTTTCCAATCATCACTTACAGCAACTCCTGTTTCAGATGCTCTTGCTGCAACCCAATCAGTTTTTGCCAACAAATCATCTCTTTCATTTCTTACATATTGCCACTTTTGATTTAAAACGTCGGCATCTGTTAATTTGTTTGAATTAAATTCTGTGATTTCTGCATCAGTCATTGCGACTAATACACCATTTACCATCTTGTTCATGTTGTTACTTGATATTTGTAAAGGTGAATTCTAGTTGGGGAAGTATAGTAATAGCCGCTACTATTATAAATTCTTATTCCCTCTATTTTTGTTGTGCCAGCATTTGAATGCCAAGATCCATTTCCTGACCCCCAATAGCTACCGTAACCACTGCCTACGCCACCATATCTTACTCCTATCCAAGGATAAGTAAAGGTACTCCACCACATATTAAACCATACATCTTGAGGTGCGGAATAATTGTTATAAAAATACCAGTAACTACTTGACTGATTACCATAATCTGTATTAAAAGTTTTTGTATATGCCTCATAACTACTACCACTATTAAAATCAGTAAGAGTATTACCACTAATTTCGCGGAATTGTGCTTTAACTAAAAATTGAGGGCCCGTACCTTGACCATATCGTACATAACCAGTCATATAATAGTAACTATCAGGATCTAAACCTGTAAAGTCTATGCTGGTAGTGCTTGTATTACCAGGCGAGATTGTTGTTACACCTACAAGTGTTAATCCAGCAGAGATACCTGTTAAGTTTGCACCACTAATCGCTGGTAAAGTACCTGTTAAATTTGCCGCTGGTAAGGAAGTAAGATTAGCTCCTGAACCAGAATAACTCGTTGCTGTAACTGTTCCCGATACATTAACATTTTGTAAGAACGTAGCGTTGGTATTTGTTCTGATATTGTCTGTCGATGCAACACCTGTTAATGCAGAGCCATCTCCAACAAAAGAGGTTGCAGTAACGGTTGTAACGCCAACAATACTATTATTTGACAAATTTAAGTTATCACCAGATGGTATTTCTTGAATCTGACTATGACCTGTATTTGCTATTAATGGAAATCTATCTGCCATATTTTTGTGCTTAAATCTGTATATTTATTTATGAATTAACATCAACTAGGTTTTGTGGGCCAAGTGATATTGGTTGGATCGGATTGAGTTGTTATATCTCTCAAAGCCTGCCGATAGGTTTTCCAATCATCTGACAATGTGAGATCACTACTTGCTCTCCAATCAGTCTCCCTGAGTAAACCATCTCTATGATTCCTTACTCCTTCCCATCTTTGAGCAAGTATTTGAGCTTCTGTTGGTGCAGCTGCATTAAATTCTGCGATTTCTGCGGCGGTCATAGGGATTGTTACGCCGTTCACTATTTTATCCATTAGCTTTCGTTATATTTGTAAAGTAAAAATGTGCTGCCTGCATTAAAGGTATAATTATTTTCATCACGAACACGCATGCCAGATATTCTATAACTCGAATATGGAGTATAACTTGAACTAAAATTACCCCACATATTACTGACACTTTGATAATTTTGAAAATAATGTCCTGTGCCTCTTACCCAGCATGGAGTGCCTGTATGAAATTCAAATTCAAATTCGGAATTGTTACCATAACTAGTGCTATAATATCCTCCATCATGAATTTTCCAATCACCACTACTATTAGAGTAACCACTCCAATAGTAGGTATAACTATACTGACAAGCGCTACTGGTGGGGGTTGAACCACCATTTATGTATGGTCTAAACGAATTATAATAATTGCTGCTCTTTACTATGACCTTCCCTACAATTTTGTAAATAGAATCATAGTCTAGATTTGTAAAGTCTACATAAGCGACAGTAGAAGAAGAACCCACCACTGCTTTATGAACTAACGTCATTCCGCCAGCAGAGATGCCTGTTAAAGCAGAACCATCTAACGCTGGTAAAGTGCCTGGCGTGCTTATAGCACCAGCTGTGAGGTTTGTGAGATTAGCTCCTGAACCTTTAAATTGTGTTGCAGTAACAACACCAGCAACATTTACTGAGTCAGTGTTTATATTGCCAGTAGCCGCAATACCAGTTAGTGCCGAACCATCACCAAAAAAAGAGGTTGCGGTGACACTGCCAACACCAACAATACTGTTGGATGACAAATTTAAGTTATCACCAGCTGGTATTTCTTGAATCTGACCAGCACTCTCATTTGCCACCAAAGGAAATCTATCTGCCATATTTTTTTATACCTAAATTTGTAACTTTAAAATTGTTCCTAGTATTTATTTATCATCCTTTTTAAATAGCGAAATAAAGAAATCAGCATCCACAACCACTAAAGGTTTCTTTTGATTTTTCTTCATCACCACAAGAGGTTCATAATCATTACAATTTGACTTTGCTTGTTCATATGCTTCCCATACATTTAATTTTTCTACATTCTTACACTCAACACTGAAGGGAAACTTTTGTCTTGCGGCACGAGCCATAATTAAGTCTTCTCCACCAGCACCCATACTGCGTGATTCAATATCTTCTGGATGCACTTCAAGTTGTTCAATAATCTGATCACGAACCCACTGTTGAAGTTTTCTACCTTTTGCTTTCGCTGATTGCGTCTTCATTTTAATTGATTCCAAGTATCATGAAAGTCAGTCACCTTATGAACTATACCCCAGTTCTTTTCTGTGATGGCCTGACCGAGAGGATAATCATTCTCCCCCTCTTCTAATTTATCTCCGTAAAAATGGAGTGTATCTTGAGGTTCAAAATCGCGAAGTATCTGACTCTTATCACCATCTGATATATCAAGACCAGTCTGTCCTCCGATCTGAACATTGAGTTCTGGAAATCTATCTTTTAATCTTGCAGCAATATCTCTTCTTTCATTTGTATTAATATCCCACTTTACATACTCTTCTCTCTCAACAAGATTCACACCACCACCACGACCTAGAATACTAAAGTTGATTCCGCCTGGCCTCTCTTCGATATGTAATCCACAACGAACAGGGAACTGGCTATAATCTAATTCATCCTGTAGAAATGATCTTACGTCATCTGGTAATCTCCATGATGAACGATATATGTTTTCTCCTTTCTCCCATACATCTGCACCAGAACAATTATAAACTCTTTTTGCTCTGTAACAAATATCTAACCCTAATTGATCTACTGTCTTCTGTCTATCACTACCAGTCACCAGATACACATCATGTTTGCAGCAAAACTTAATCATAAATGCTTCAAATGATGAATCAATTACTTGTCTGCTTGGTGTCAGAGTTCCATCAACATCAAAAATATATTTCATAGTTTAGAATATGGTAAAAAAAGAGAGGAGTTAACCCTCCTCTCTTGGATTTTTAAGTTTCCAATCTTGATTAAAAATATCAAGATAGACCCATTTAGCATAGTGTATCCCACGATAACACAAGAAAGCAAATACTTTCTCTGGGTTGTGTATATCGGGATCAAATTCTGGGATCTCTGGAGACTCCCACCCTATGCGTAACATTGTCTTAACCTCCTGTAACAATTATTTATAACTGTACAAGAGTTTAGCCTCAAGGTAGATGATCCCCAGAAATGCAACACTAGCTAGTAAGATTTCTGCGGTAATCAACATTACACACCTCCAGCTACTTTCTTAGTAACTTTGAGCCCACGATACATTAAATCGTGACGCTGCTTTTGAGCTGCTTCTGCGAGTACTTTTGCATTGTACTCTTCAGAGTCGTACTTGACTCCTCTGTATGTGACTTGTGCCATTTGGTTTCTCCTAAAGTAATTGGACTTTGCACCTTTAACCCCGTGGGGTGATCCGTGTTCCCGTTCCTTCAGTCGGCTTTTGCGTCCTCTTTCGAGGATGAACGAATCCGTTCCGAGTCGGCTTACTTGCGTCCTAACTGCCATGTCTCACATTGTTCATCTGATACTTTTGTGCGGAAGAAATCTACAAGAAATTCCTTTGAATCCTGAGTGTGATTCTCATCACTAAGAATCTCAACTCGTACTTGATTCCATTCATCACATGATAGTTCCCAATGGGATGCATCATGTTCAGATAGAAGTAGTACCAGCAGTGCGAGAGTATGCATATGGATGAACGATGTGTTAATTCTAACACATTCATACTATATAGTCAAGTCTTTTTGTAACTTAAGTTACAATTTTATAATGATTTTAGATTTACAACTTGAATCCAGCGAATGTGTCTTTTTTGACATCCTGTTTGATCCCACCAACCACATATGATTCAACCTCTGTCTCTTGAGGTGCAACTTGTAATCCTTTTGAAGAGATCCAATGTTGTGTCCAAGGTAGTGGATTATTACGGGCAGGAATGTCATAGATTGGCTTTAATCCTATCGCTTTCATACGGCGATTGGCAATCCATTCTACATATTGACCTAATAATTTGTCATTTAATCCGATCATACTTCCATTCTTGAAGAGATATTTTGCCCACTGTTTCTCTTCATCAACTGTCTTTTTAAACATTCGGATTGTATTATCTCTCTCCTGTTCTGCGATGAGTTTCATCTCTGGGTCATCACCTTCGTTCCACTTGTTTAATATCTGTTGTGTGACAACTACATGTTGGTTTTCATCCCGACTGATGAGGGATATGATTTTAGCAGATCCTTCCATGAGTTTGAGTTCACCGAATGCAAATGAACATGCGAATGATACATAGAATCGTATTCCTTCCAGAATATTGACATTGGCGATTGCCCTGTAGAGTTTCCGTTTGAGTTCATGTCTGTCGTAAGTTCCTGTTGGATGTCCTTCCACTGCATATTTCCACAGATTACCAGAATCGTACTCATGAGCATCGTTCACAAAATCATCATATGATGAGGTTACACTTTCTGCACGTTCTAATATCTTCTCGTCTTGTAAAATTGTATCGAATACTTCGGCTGGATCTGAATAAACATTCTTGATGATGTATGTGTATGAACGACTATGGATCATCTCCATAAATTGCCAGACGTTCATGCACGCTTCCAACTCTGGAAGAGAACAATATGGTGCAAATGCCATACCAGGCGCCCTACCTTGAACAGAATCTAACATGATTTGATATTTCAAGTTAGAAGTAAAGATATGTTTCTGTTCTGGACTCAAATTCTGATAGTCAGAACGATCTTTTTGTAGGGATACTTCCTCTGGTCTCCAGAAATAGCCTAATTGTTGTTGTGTTAATTTCTCGAACACTGGGTATTTAGACCCATCGTATCTTTGAACTCCCAAAGGTTGTCCAAAAAACATAGGCTGTTTCTTAGTTTCGACTTCTTTTGTGTTAAAAACAGTAAGTCCTGACACTCTATTCTCCGTTGTTAAATTTTACAGGATTCGCAATCTTCTTCCGAAGCATCTTCTAGTAATTTGTTTAGACTTTCTTTCAAGTCGATCTCATCAGATTTGAGATCATTTGTGTTCTGATAGTAGGAAGTTTTCCAACCGTACTTATATGTAGTCAAAAGATCATTTGCCATCACAGATACAGGAACTTCGTTATCTTCATAGTTCTCTGGATTGTAACTCCAGTTACCAGATATGGCTTGATCAAAGAACTTTTGCATCACAGAGATGATTTTGATGTATCCATCATTGTTTTTCATCTCCCACAAAATTGTGTAGTTATTCTTTAGATGACCGTAGGAGGGAACAATCTGCTTAAGAGGCCCTTTCTTTGACTTCTTAACGGACAGGTAATCTCTAGGTGGTTCGATTCCATTTGTTGCATTTGACACAATGGAACTGCTCTCCGAAGGCATTTGTGCGGACAATGTTGAGTGCCTGAGACCGTGGGTGGTGATAGATGTTCTAAGAGATTCCCAATCATATTTGAGGTTGTTTGGTACAATCTCATCTACTTCAGATTTGTAAGTATCGATTGGTAAGATACCTTGAGAATATTTTGTTCTATCAAAGTATTCACACTTACCTTTTTCCTTTGCAATCTGATTAGATGATTTTAACAGATAATATTGAAATGCCTCAGTAAGATCATGTGTCAATTGCCACGCAGATATATCATCATAGTGTTCTCCATTCTTGGCCAAGTAATGTGCAAGACCAATAAATCCAATACCAAGAGATCTTCTTCTCTTAGTTGAATTCTCTGCGGCCTTCACTGGATATCCCTGATAGTCAATTAACTCCTCCAGGCCTCTTACAGATAGGTCACAGAGGTCTTCTAATTCATCTAACCTATTAATCTTTCCAACATTAATTGCAGATAAAATGCAGAGAGCAATCTCTCCATCAGGATCATCAATATGTTGAATTGGTTTTGTAGGTAAAGTTATCTCTTGACAAAGATTACTC